AGAAAATCCCAAACACTTCGTGTTAGGGAGGCTTTTCTGATGAGAAGGGGGCCCCGCATAGCGGACTAACTAATTCTAAGACTACTTTTATAGCTAATTTTGTTTTTATATGAAGAAAAGAAAAATTTTATTTTTGGTCTTTATTTTATAGAAAAAGGAAATCTTTATTTTTGATTTTGTCTTTTATACTAAAGTTATATAGAGAACTACAAACGGCCCCTTTCGAGCATCTCAAGCTCTACAATCATTCTTTTCATCTTGCTTGACCACTTGCAGTCCTGAAGAAGTTTTTGTCGCATTACAGCAACAACTCGGGACCGACCTAATACATTGACCTCCCGTATGATCTTTGTACTAGGCCGACACCGTAGCATATTCGCCACATGGATAGGATCAAAATCCAACTCTGGAAGGGAGAAGTCACCAAGCGGAAGATTTTTCATTCGTTCCTCGATAGACAACTGCTGAGAGACAGATATATTCTGCAGGCGCTCCACCAACAGTCGTGTACCTTTTCCAACATTAGGTGTCCTCATCCAGATCTTCGGCTCCAGGTTTAGCAAGTACCGCTCTCTCTCATAGGAACTCATTGTATCGATCACTGACTTCCGCACATGAACATGCTTTGTCAGCTCAAGTAAACGATGAGAGAGCGCTCCTAAAATGGGAACATTTCCATATTCACACGCCATAGATAGGGCCTTACTCCGGAGTAGAGACATTTTACACGCCCTAGACGCACCAACATATCGCCTATTGGTCCATCCGAACTTACAAAGAGCGCTCCTAATGTCTGGTACTGAAACTAAGTCAAGTTCATCAAATATAAGGCCGCAAAAACGATGCTTCAGCAACCTTTCCAACATACTCCACTTTGATGACCCAACCGTTATTCTTCCACCACTGCTCGTCTGGACTACCCACCCCAGGTGGATAAATTGCAATGGAGTCATCCCCTTCATGTTTCGACTTTGTCATATTAATAAGACGCCTTAGATTTTCAACTCCAACAATACCTTTTGAGATCGCCAAATCATATGCAGCATATTTCACCATTGTCCTCATAGAAACGCCATGCTTATACGAGGTGTTCATCTCTCCAGAGCAGAGGATAGAGTTTACTAACAAATGACCGAAGTGT